GGCTACCTCCAGGTCGTCGCCGTCGACCTCGACCTCGGCACCGTGGCCTTCTCGCTCCAGGGCGGCGCGGTGGCTCCGGTCATTGCGAACGACGAAACGCAGCTCGGCCGTCAGGGCGACTTCCTTGCGGGTGTCGGCCAGTCGAACTGCATGAGCGGCGTGTTCGCGTGGGTTCCGGTTGCGACTCCCTCGGCCACTCCGTTTTTCGGCGTCGACCGCTCGGTGAACCCGCAGCGTCTTGCCGGTTCGCGCGTCAAGGGCGGCGCGAAGACGATCGAGGAGATCATCTTCGACTCGCTCGCTCGTGGCCGCGTGGCCGGTGGCAAGTTCGATACGCTGTGGATGAACAGCGAGCGTGCCAGCGAGCTGCAGAAGTCGATGCAGGCCAAGGCCTTCGTCGATGTGCAGTCGGCGGGCAAGGCGAAGGTGGGCTTCCAGGGTTTCAACCTTGTCAGCCCGCAGGGCAACCTGATGGTCATGGACGACCCGACCTGCCCGTACGCGTACGGCCTGCTCACGCGTCGTGATGCGTGGGAGTTCGCCTCGCTTGGCGACGCCCCGCATTTCGCTGAGGAGGATGGTCGTCGGTTCCTGCGCGAGAGCACCTCGGACGGCATCGAGTTCCGGCTCAAGGCGTACGCGAACCTCATCTGCCAGCGCCCCATCGACAACGTCCTCATCGACTTCGACGGCGTGTGATCGTCGGTAACTAACTAGGAGACAAGACAATGCCTATCAAACCGTCTACCGACCTTCTCACTCAGTTCGGCCACGCCTATCCCACGGGCCAGGCCGACCTCGACGGCGCGCTTCGTACCAAGGTCGTGCGCGTTCGCATCCCCGCCGTGACCGCGGCCAGCATGCCCGTCGAGCTGCCGCTGCTCACGACTGACGAGGCGATCGTCATCTCGAGCGTGACCTTCATCGGCGACGCCGCGACTGTGGCGAATAACACCGACTACGACACGCTGACGATTGCGGCTGGCGACCTCGCCGCTGGCGCGCTTGGTTCGGCCATCTGCTCGGCGGACACTCGTGCCGCCTCGCTGAACGGTCCTGCCGCGCTCACGCGCAAGGCTCTCGGCTCTGGCCTCGCGGCCTCGGTCGATGCGTCGAAGCGCGTGTGCCTTTCGGTCGCAAAGACGAACGCCGGCAAGGACCTCTCGGCCGGCATCGTCGAAATCACCTACAAGGTGTCGTGATGGCAACGACCGAAAAGGGAATGTACCATCCTTACGCGCATGCGCGTGGGGCGACGGTCGCAAGCTTTCGCGTCACGGCGAATGCTAGCCCGACCGTCACGAGCGACCCGGGAGGCGTCGTCCTTTCGGTGGCGAAGCCTGCCGCGACGACGGGCATCTACGTTGTGACGCTGAAACGGCGTTACAGCGCGATCCATTGCGTCTCGGAGACTGCAACGCTTCTCCGAGCAACGCACGTCACGGCCGTTACGGCTGGCGGCACGAGCGCCAACACGGTCACGATCACGTTCGTTGACACCGCAGGCGCTCCGAATGACTCGGCCGGTAGCATCGCTACCGTCCAACTCATTGCCTACGACGCCCCGTGACCTGACGAGGTAACTGCATGCCCGCGAGCGTCACACTCTCCGACCTTCGTACGCGAGCGCGTGAGCTCGCGGACATGCAGACCTCTAACCAGGCTGCCGCATTCGTCACGGATGCGGAGCTTGACCGGCATCTAAACCGGCACCTCAAGAGCCTTTACCAGAAGCTCATCATCGCGCGCGGCGACGATTACTACGCCGCAGTCGCGACGATTGCAGCGGTCGCAGGCCAGGCCACCTACGCGGTTCCCGCGACGTTCATGCAGCTCCTACAGGTGACCGTTAGCGACGGCACGCGCTATGTGCTGATGCCGCGCTACAACCTTAAGGAATGGCCGAATCTGCGCTACTTGCAGCAACTAAACTCGAGCGACCTCGGCCTTTACCGATACCGACTCCAGGGCGCAAACCTCGACATTCGTCCCGCTCCCACGACGACGGGGCACACGTTCACGGTTCACTACTTGCCCGCGTTTCAGCCGCTTGTGAATGGTGGCGACACATTCGACGGCGTGAACGGGTGGGAGGATTGGGCCGCGTATGGCGCAGCCGTCGACATGCTGAACAAGGAGGAGTCGCTCGAGCAGGCGCAGGCGCTTCAGGCGCAGCGTGCCGTTCTTGACTCGCAGATCGACGCCCTCGCAGGCAATCGCGACGCTGGCATGCCAGAGGTCGTCGGCGATGTGATGCGTGACTGGCTCGACCTCGGCGTGTACGGTCGTCGCAACGATTGGCGCTGGTAGCCATGCCGCGCGCGTTCGTGCTCCCAAAGCAGGGCGTCAGGCAGTCCACGGACGGCTACGCGAAGTCGCAGCTTCAGCAGGCCGTACAGCAGTCGCAAACGCAGGCCAACGCAATCCCGTGGGCGAATGGGAAGCTGTTCGCGAATGTCGCGGTTAACTCGCTTGCGACCGCTCGCGTGTTTCACGGCCTAGGCCGCACGCCTGCCGGATGGATCATTGTGCGCGCCCTCGGAATCGCCGCGGTAGCGCCTCAAAACGCAGCCGCTGTAACGAGCGAGCACATCGACTTCTTTAACCCGACCGCCGTTTCGGCAACCGTTGACGTTTGGGTGTACTGATGCCGCGAACGCAGATCAACATCCCGCTGGCCAAAGGTATCGACCAGCGCCTCGACGAGCGGCTGCGCGGTCCCGACAACCTCGTCATCGCGCGCAACGGCTACTACCGGCGCAATGATGCGCTGACGAAGCGTCACGGGTTTACAAAAATTCCTGCCGCGACCGTGTTCAATTCGCAGGCAACGACGCCAGCCACGTTTGGAACGCCCAAGGGCCTGCTGTCGAGCGGCGACGAGCTGCTGATCCGCGGCTATCGCGAGCTCTACGCGCTCGCCGGTGGCTCGGCTCAGCTTTCCTACGGCTGGTGGAATCGTGGCGACTTGTCGCCGTTCACGGGTCGTCAGCGTCCGTTGTTCTCTGACCAGCGTTCAGTTGGGACGACGGACGTGGCCGAGGTGCCTGGCTTTGTCTGCCACGCGCAAACGACCATCAACCACGCCGCTAGCGGCACCGACTGGCGCACCGACCTCGTCTTTACCGCCGAGACGACGGCCGGCGAAGTGCTGCTCAATCGTCGCCAGGTCCTAACCGACGCGTCGAGCACTTCCACGAACCTGAACATCACGGGCGTCAGGTGCGTGAACTGCGATTCCGCATCGGGTGGCGCCGCTGCAGTATTCACGGGAGTCCAGCTCGAGGCGAACCCGACGACTGGAACACTGCGCTGGTACCGCTGGGCCACGTCCGCGCTGATGACTGACCCACAGCAGGTCATTCAACATACGGACCTTTACTACCCGAATTTCAGCTACAACAAGCGTTTCTACGACGGGTGCCCAGGGCCCAACGGCGGCTGGGCATATGCTTATTGCCGGCAAACGAGCGCAGGCGGCGCACCGCTAACAGGAGATATCCCGGTCTACGTTAAGAACGACACGGCGACGGTCGCCACGGTAAACATCGCGCTTCCTGCTCCCTACGACTACGCGACAGCCGTTTCCATTGTGTATGGCGGGCTTGGCGGTCAGTTCTATCTCGTCGCAGTCGGAGTCGACAACGCAACAAGCAATCGCGCCGTCATCCTGTGGGCTTTGAACCCGACGACGCTGGCCGTTAACTTTGGCCCCGTCGTTGTTAACACTAAGTCCTCAACGACTGGGACATACAACTCGGTAGGCGTTGTAGAAGGGCAAACGAACGCTGGAAACTTCAACGTCGTAGTCGTGTTTGGCGACACGCTTTCCGATGGTTCCTCCCCAGTAAGCCTCGGAACGCCTGCACAATTTCCGCGCACGACGCACGCGATCTACTCGGTGGCAGGCGCGCCAGTCGCTCCAGGGTTTACGGTTCGGGTGCTTAACACCGAGCCGGTGTCGAAGCCTTGGTTCAGAAACGGCCGCTGCTACATGGCGGTTCGTTATCTGTGTGCGCCTAGCGCAGGTGGGCCAACCGGGGACCGTAACGGTTACGCTGCCGAGGCTATTGTCGACCTTGGAGTCGGAGACAGCGAGACAGCCGGCCCGCCAGCTATCGGGCGAAAGCCTCGCATGGTCGGCAGGTATGAGTTCGGCGCCTCGGTTCCTTACAACATCGTCGCAAAAATCTACGGCTCGCTTCAGCAAGTGCAGCCTACCGGAACCTCGACGAACCGTTACTCGACAACGCGCATGGTGCAGGCGCTTGGACAAAACGTGCTTGAGCAGATGGTCGGTGCCGACGAGGTCGAAGTCAACTTTGCCGGCATCGTCACCTCGGCTGCCACGACTCGCGGAACTGCGACGCTCGGAGGCGGGAATTGTAGTTGGTACGCTGGAGCCGTCACAGAGGAGCTTGGCTGGGTAGGCGCTCCGTTCATTGCCGATGCGACAGCTGTCGCGCATGGCGCAGGCTCTCTTCCGGCTGGAACCTACAGCTACGTCGCTTTCTGGGAGGCCTACGATGAGAAGGGCAACCTTACACGTTCTCTCCCAGGTCCAGTCACGACGATTACGTTCGGCGGCGGTGGCGGCGCTAACGCGGTCGAGCTTTACGTCACGTCGCTAGGACCCACGCAGCGTTACGACAAGCGTAAGTTCGGACTTGGCATTTACCGCGCCGGAAGCGACGGCATCTTTCGCAGGTGCATCGAGCCATCGCACGATGCGCTGGACAGCGAATCAACGAACTGTTTCTTCCCGACGATCATCGACCGCGGTGAAGCTCTCGACGTCCTCTACACGCAGGGTGGCGCCGAGCTCGAGGCCGCGGGCCCTGACGGCGCAGCGTTCGTGACAACGACGAGCAAGCGTGTCTGGCTTTCCGGGTTCTTCCGTCGCGACCGTGTGCAGTATTCAAAGCCATACGACCCGACGACGGCGAACGAGTACGCGCTCACTCCAGAGTTTAACGATGCGTTTTCGTTTCTGCTCCCAGGTGGCGAGAACGTCACCGGACTTGTAGAGCTCGACGATAAGGTCATCGTTTTCACGTCGTCGAACATTTACGCCATCGCCGGCAACGGTCCAGACGATGGCGGCCGTGGCAACGACTTCTCTGGCTTGCAGCTAATCGCAAGCGATACCGGATGCGTCGATGCGCGCTCAGTCGTCGCAACACCTGCCGGCATCTTCTTCCAGACTCCAAGCGGGTTCTTCGTCCTTGGTCGCGACCTGGCGCTTGATTACATCGGCGCGGCCGTGCGCGACATCACCGATGTCTACACTGAGGTCACAAGTGCGGCTCTCGTGCCTGCGGCAAATCACGTTCGGTTCACGCTGCGCCAGGGTGGCGACACTTCGACCATTCTCATCTACGACTTCGACCAGCGGGCGTGGATCGAGTGGCGGCCGCAGTGGAATAACCCGCTGTCTGGCGGGGCTTCGCCGCTGAACATCGTCGGCTCGGCGCTGCATGCTGGCGCCTACTACGTTTTGACGGCCGAGGGGAATGTCTACAAAGAAGACACGTCAACGCACTTCGACGACGGCAACATCTTTGTGCCGATGACCATCGAGACAGGGTGGCTTCAAGTAAAGCCAACAGCCAATGGGATGGCCGAAGCATACGGGCAATGGCAACGAATTAGACAGATCGGAGCCATGTGCAAGAACAACGACCCGCACGACCTGACCATCTCGCTCTATCAGGACTTTGGGGCCGCTGCCTCGCAGACGTACACCTGGCCGAGCGCGACCATCGCCGCTCAGAAGCTTCAAGAGCTCGTAGAGATGCGCGTGGCGCAACAGAAGTGCACGAGCTTCAAGCTCCGAATCGTTGACTCGCCTTCCGTGTCGACCGTCACCGGACAGGGTTACGAATGCGCCGGGTTTAGCGTAGAATTGGGCGGAAAGCGCGGGCTCTACAAGCCGGGCACCCAGCAGAGGAACTGACATGGCAGACCCGAAGAACCCCTATCAGGACATCTCCGAGCGTTACTACAACCCGGAGTATGCAGCCTGGTACCGCCAGCAGATGATGAAGCGTTACGGCGAGGAGATTCCTGCGGCGCAGGCAATCACCGCGGGCGCCATGTCTGGTGAGACCTCGCAGGCTCTCGCGCAGCAGCGCATGGCCATGGGCCAGTTGGGCGCACAGCAGGCAGCAGCGGGCGTCGGCGGGCCTCTCGCGGCGCGTCAGGCTGCGTATGGTGCCGCACAGCAGGCAGGGCAGACGACGGCGCAGGCTGCCGGCCAGCGGCAGGCTGAGATCATGGGCGCTCGAGAGGGTGAGCTCGCGGCGCAGATGCGCCAGCTTGGCTACTCGGCTGGCCTCACGCAGCTCGACCTTGAGCGGCGCAGGCTGATGGAGCAGGCGCGGCAGGCAAACGAGGCTCGAGCCCAGGCCGAGCGTCTTCGTCAGCAACAGAAGGGTCAGCAAATCGGCGCTGGCATCATGCAAGGCGCTGGCGCTGTCATGAGCCAGGGCGCGCAGATGGGAGCCAAGTCGTAATGGCCTACGGACAGCCTAAGATGATGGCCGACGTTGACCCGTACCTTTACGGCTCGGCCTCTGGTGAGTACGAAGAACGTTTGCGCCAGGCTCGTAATGTGTTCGGCCCACAAGCGCAGAATGAGCAAGGACGGGTAACGACCGGCGCCGAGGGCCAGATGTGGCAAGGCATCGCGCAGGCCCAGGAAGCCGGCCAGATGGCAGCCGGCCGCCGAGGCTACAACCCTCTCGCAGCTCGAGCGGCTGGCCAGGCTGGCGCCGAGATGCAGCAGGCGGGTTACGGCCAGGCCGCAGGGCTGCGCGCCGCCGACGAGGCCGCTCGCCGTCAGGCTGAGTTGCAGGTGCTCCAGGGTCGTAGCCAGTACGAAACGCAGATGGGCCAGCTCGGGACTCAGGCCATGGGCCAGGCGCTCCAGCAGCGCGAGTTCGAAGCGCAGATGGCCGAGCAGCGTCGCCTTGCCCAGGAGCAGCAAGCCGAGGCTATCAAGCAAGGTTTCATGGGCCTTGGGTCTGCGGCACTTGGGGCCGTGGCTATGAGCGACGAAAACGCGAAACAGGGTATCCGCATGGCAAACGACGAAGACATCATGGGCACGCTGGGGAACATCGCTTACAGCGGAGAGTGGGGGAACCCTAAGAACCCGCGCACCGCTCTCGTGTATACCGGCGACCCGTCGAAGCTGCGGAAGGCGGCACCCGCTTCCGCTGCGCCAAAGTCTGTCGAGGACATGACCGAGGAAGAACGAAGTGACGAGATTGCGCGCCTGCTCGGAGTCACGGGCAGCCCAATCATGCCGCAGCGCGACGAGCGCGACATCTACGCCGAGTACGAGGCCGAGGAGGCCGACCGCAACGCTCGCCGCGCAGCCGAGCTTGGCCGTCTTGGCCTTGCGCCTGCTAGCGGCGTCATGGTGCAGGACATCGGCGGCGGCGGCCCCGAAGGATACGGGCGCCTCGTGCCCGCTGGCGAGGTGGCCGTGGTCCGGCCGACGTTTCGTCCCGAGGTTGCCACTCGCCCCGCTATGCCCGTCGAGGCGAAGTCGTTCGGAGACGGTTCGTGGATCTCGAGGGCTGCCGAAATCAACGCCGGCCTCGCTCCGTTCCGCGCACAGCTCGCGCAGCCTGTCGAGCGCGTTGCCGCGCCGCTCCCTGGCGACATCGCGCGCGACTACGCGGCAGCGCGTCAGAATGCGCGTCGTCGTCGCATGACTGGCGAAGCGCCGCCGACCGGCGAACTCATCGGCGCGCTTAAGCAGTATCTCGCCGACGCATACGCTAGGAAGAAGTAGGCGATGGACTACGCCGAGGCATACAGGCGCAAGCGTGGCCGTGCGCTCGTGAACGCATCCGACCTTGAGGATGCGCGCGAGACGCTCAAGGCCGTGGAGCCTCGCGTCTACGAATATCGCCCCGGCATGGGACCGCCTGGTGAGCGCATCGGCGTCCTGGCTCAGGAGCTCGAGGAGACGCCGATGGGCGAGCGCATGGTTGTCGAGGGCAAGCGCGGCAAGATGGTTTATGGCGACCCCGGCGCGCTAACGGCTCTGATGGCCGCTCTGTACCAGAAGCTCGAGAAGTCGAAGGAGAAGCGCGATGGCTGACGGCGGTTCGTGGCTCACTAGGCCAATTGGAGAGCTTCCCATCATGCAAGGCGACTGGTGGACCAAGCCAACGCCTCGCACCGGTCCTGCGCCTGCTCAAGGCGCTGGTCTGACGAATAGCATCATCCCGGGACCGGCCGAAGCCCTCGGTCGAATTGCAGAACGCGCTCAGGCCGAAAGGGTTGCGGCCGCAGACGCGAAGGCCGCGGCAGACGCCGACATGAGGGCCGCGCAAACCGGAGAGTTTTTGCTTGGTCCGCAAGGGCAAAGTCTCATTGGCGGAATCGTTGGTGGCGTTCAAAACGTCGCGCAAGGCATTGCTGGGCTGGAACGTGGGAGGCAGGCTTTGTATGGCGAAAGCGCGGTGTCTCCCGGTTTGAGGCAGCCGCAAGCGCCACGCATGGGCGGCATGAGCGGTCCAGCGATGCCGTCGTCGATGCAGCTTGGCTTCGATGTTGAGCGCGCGCAGCTCGAGGCCGAGCGTCGTGCCGCTGGCTATGACCAGGCCACCATCGAGGCGCAGCGCCAGGCGCAGCTACAGTCAAACCAGGCGATGGCCGCGCAAGAGCAGCGCGACATCGAGCAGGCCCGCGAGTTCGAGGCGCGTCGCGTCAACTACGAAGCCGACATGGCCAAGCGCCAGACCGAGATGGACGAGCTGCGCGCCGACATCGCGTCGACAAAGATCGACCCCGGCGCGTACTTCTCGAACATGAGCGGGTTCAGCAAGATGCTCTCGCTGTTCAGCGTGGCGCTCGGAGGCTTCTCAGAAGGCTACAGCGGCGGCAGGCTCAAGAATGTGGGTTTGCAGATGCTTGACGACGCTATCGCTCGCGACGTTGATGCCCAGAAGGCAAACCTCGCCGCAAAGCGCGGCAAGCTGGCCGACGCTCAGAGTGTCTACGGTCTCGCGCGCCAAAAGTTCGGCGACGACCAGGCTGCGATGGATTACGCCCGCGCGCGTCAGTATGAGCAGCTGGCGAACGTGGCCAAGCGTTTCCAGGGCGAGGCACGCACCGAGGAGCTTGCGAACAAGGCCGCGCAGCTTGGCTCGATGTTCGAGGACAAGAAGAACATCCTTGAGCAGTCGATCAAGCAACGCACCGCGCAAGCGAACGAACTGGCCCGAGCCAGGGCGGCGCAGGCTGCGGCGGGTCCGAGTCTTCGAGAGATCGAACAGCAACTCAAGGTGCGAAAGCTCGCGGCTGAAACGGCGCAGGCTGAGTCTGAGGCTGGCATCGGCGGTGGCGCCAAGATGGCCAAGCCGCAGGATGTGGCTCGATACGTTCCTGGGCTTGGAGCTTTCGCCGGTTCTGAACAGCAGGCGAATGACTTGCGCGAAGGTCTTGCGTCGGTTGCGACCGCCAAGGCCAAACTCGCCAGGCTCCAGGAGCTTCAGCGTAGCGGCACGCCAGGCATCCCGCGCACTAACGATGCCGCAGAATACGAGGCGCTTGCGTCATCCGTCATCGGAGACATTAACAAGGCCAGCAAGTTCGGCGCGCTTGACCGTGGCACGCAGGAATTGCTTCAGAAGCAGATACCAGAGGCTGGCATTCTGACCAGTTCATCGGCGGCGCTTAAGCGTCTTGAGTCTGCCGGTGCGGCGCTCGACACGGCAAGGGCGAGCGCGATCAAGAACACGCCGCTGATTCCTGGTACGCTCGTTCCGACCGAGCGAGGCGTGTTCATGCAGTTTGGGCAAGGCGGAACACCAGCCGTGAGCGTTCGTCCTCGCACCCCTGGCGAGAAGTGACATGGCCGATGTCAAAGGCTATGACCAACTCGGCAATCCGGTATTCATTCCGGCCGAGCAGGTCGCGTCGGCCGAGCAACTTGGATACCGCGTAGCGACTCCCGAAGACCTGCGCCTGGAACAGGTCAAGAAGGAGTATGGCAGCGTCCCGAATCAGATCGGCGCAGCCGTAACCGGCGCGCTTTCTGGCGCCACGCTTGGCTTGTCCGATGTTGCTATCTCGGAGCTCGGTGGCCGCGAGGCCCTCAAGGCATACGAGACGCTCTATCCGGGCCTTCGCACCGGAGGCGAGGTCGTGGGCGCCATCGCCCCGGTCCTGCTTTCTGGCGGCACCGGAGCGGCAGCAAAGGCAGCCACGACGCTTGGCCGTGGAGCCATCCTGGCCGAGCAAGCCGGCAATGTCGCCGTGCGTGCTCTCGGCCTCGCTGAGAGCGCAGAGGCTGCAAGCGGCATCGGGCGCACGGCTGCGCGGTGGGCAACTCAGGCTGGTGTCGAGTCGGCCATTCAAGGCGTCGGCCAAGAGACGGCGCGGCTCGCCATTGACAATGAATTGTCGGGCGAGAAGGTCGGCCAGATTGCGGCGAAGGGCCTGCTGTCAGGCGTTGTCGGCGGTGGCGTAGGCGCTGGGCTCGGTGCCCTTGGCGGCGTCGTCAATCGTGCGGCGCAGGCAATCCCACCGGAGCTTCGCGGCACAAGCCTTGGCAAGCGCATCGAGGAGCAGCTCTACCGGATGAACGCTCGGCGCGTCGGCATGACTGGCGCCGAGGTCGATGCAGCCGCCGAGCTCGCAAACCCCGAGATGCGCGCTATCGCGCTGGACGCCGAAAAGAACATTCGCCTTGCCGTCGAAGGCGAGCAGGCCGTGGGCCTTCGCGCTGGCCCGAAGGAGTTAAAGCCAGGCTCGCTCCAGGCAGACCTCGAGGAAAAGTGGGCTAACCAGCAAGTCACCTCGCAGGTCATTCGCGATGGATCGCTCAAGGGCGAACTCATTCGCGGCAACATCAAAGCCGATGCCGATGCCATCATGGCGCAGCGTGCCACGGTAAACGACGCGCTCGCGCAAAGCCTGCAAGAGGTGCAAGCGGCTCGTGCGGCTGGCAAGCTCGAGTTCGGCCAGACCGGCCTTGAGCAGCTTGAATACGAACTGACCAAGGCCGCCGAGGCCGTTGACCGCGCCATGGCCATCGACACGGCAGTTGAAAGCGCCGAGGCGCTCTACACGGCAGCCGATGTCATTGCGAAGCGCGCTATCGGTCGCGCCGCAAGTCGCTTTGAGCGCATCGCAAACCCGATGCCGGCTGACTCTCGCGTCATGACTGAGGTGCTTGAGCCGATGTACGAACGGCTGCGTCTTGCCCTGGAAGACGAGGGCGTTTGGGGACGCGTCGGGGCATTCCAACGCGAGATGAACGCGCCCATGACCAAGGCCATCAACGCCAACGATGCCGTCGTCGCTAACTGGTACGAGAAAATCGGGTTTAATGTTGACCCAACGAACCCGTGGAAGAGGGCGAAAGTTGCTAACCCTGAAAAGATCGTCGGCAACATCCAGGCAAGCACAAAGCCTGGCGTCAACTTTGCCGATCGTGCACTTCGTCAGCAGGTAGAAAACGAGAAGGAATGGATTTCGAAAGCGCTGGAGTACGGCAACTTCGAGAACATGAGCGCGCTGCGTTCTGCGGCCGAGAAGCAAAAGGTCATCAACGACCGGATCATCAAAACGCTGGACGAGGCTCAAGTCTCGCAAAAGGCCAAAGACTTACTGGACCAGCTTGGCGCGGCCAATGGTGGCCTGAGTGACATGCTTGTGGGTGCCGCCATCGGTAGCGGAAACCCCGTGCTCGCGCTGCTCGCCCCGCTCACGAAGCCGAAGCTCGTCATGCAGGGCGCTCAGGTGCTTGAGAACATCGCGACCGGCCAGGGCGGCGCTATTGCTCGCGCAGTCGGCAAAGCAGGCCGAGCAATCGCTCGTGGCGCTGTGCGTGCGACTCAGGCCGTTCCGGTGGCCGGCGCTACCGCCTATCGCTACGCCGACAGAGCCAAGCGAGTCGAGGAGCTCTCGACGCAAGCACCCGTGGTTCGTCGCCAGCTTGAGCGCGACACGCAATGGATGGCAGACCGAGCGCCTACCGCTCGCGCCGTGGCCGTCGACACCGCGCTGCGCCAGCTCGACTACCTGCGACGCAACATGCCGCAGGGCCTAGCCGCTCCAACGCCTTTTGCGCCAAAACTACCGCCGTCGCGTCAGGAGATGTCGGCGTGGCTGAACCGGCTCAAAGCCATCGAGTCGCCGACCAGCATCCTCGACGACCTGGCCGCAGGCAAGCTCACGCCCGAGGCCGTGGACGCCGTGCGTTCGGTCTATCCCGAGACCTACGCCGACATTCAAGGCAAGGTGCTCGAGCAGCTCGCGAGCCTCGAGTCCAAAGGCAAGCGCCCGTCCTACGCGCAGCGCATCCAACTCGGCCTCGTGCTCGGTATTCCTACCGACCCCATGCTCGACCCTGCTACCCTTCGCGCTGTGCAAGGCCAGTATCAGGCGCAGCCGAATCAGGTGCGTGAGGGCGCGGTTACGCCTGCGCCTGGCCGAGCACCCAATATCGCCAAGGCATTCCAATCCGGTTCCGAGGAGCTTGAGCAACGATGAGCGCGACGACGTATCTCTACAGCAGCCCAGATTTCATTCATTACGCCGCGGTTGGTGCAGACCTCGACCTGATGGCACTTGACCCAAAGGGCCAGAAGCGCCTTTGCCGTCGCATCCTTGCAAATGGTCCTGCCGTGGGCGGCGTGTACAACATCGCGCTCCAGCGTGGCGACGGAACTAACGTCACGATCACCATCGTCGGCGGACAGTCCGTCGAAGTCCAAGCGCGTAAGATTTACGCAGCCGGAACGACGGCGACGAACCTCCTCGTGCATTGGTGACGCGAGGTCGCAAACCGGGTACCTTCACGCGAGGCGAGCCATGATCTCGATTAGCATCGACCTCGTATCGCCTCACTGGCTCTTAGGAGACGGCATGGCCTGGCAGAGCTACACATTCAGCTATTCGGACCTCGCCGCCGCTGCGACGAGCAACAGCATCACGCTTGCACCGCTTCTCGCTAAACAGGCGTTGCACGCAGTCGTGATCAAACACTCGGCGTCGTTCACGGGCGGCGCTATCGCGACCTACCGCGTAAGCGTCGGCGTCGCAGGAGCTCCCGAGCGTTACGCGTCGCTGTTCAATGTGTTTCAAGCCCCTGGAAATAGCGTCGCGCAGTTCAGCTCGAGCGGAAACGTCGAGAACTTTGCGAGCAATGTGAACCTGACGCTGAACGCCGTTTCGACTGGCGCAAACCTCAACGCTGCCACGGCAGGCTCGGTCACTGTGTGGCTTCTCACCTCGGTGCTGCCATGACGACGCAAGAGAACAAGAACGGCGCATTCGTTGGCCTCGACACCGCGAACAACCCGGCGACGCAAGGTCTTTACGCGCTCGATTCCAACGGCAACGGGCTGCGAATTTATCAGTACGCGACGGCCACCGCGTGGCTCGCGCCGGTCGGAAGCACCACGGCGATCATCACGCCTGCGCTCGCGATGCAGGGCGCTCTCTCGTCGTTTGGCGACGGGTCGCTCGACATTGGCTCGACGTCAGCCCGCTTTCGCGATGTGTACCATCGTCGCGACTTCGTGAAAAATCACGCCGCGTTCACGGGCTCCGAGTCGGTTCGCGACACCGGAGCGGTGCAAACCACGACCGCAGCGGCGACGACGGCGTACACGCTCGCCATCCCTGACAACTCATGCGTGGGCCTGGCCGTGCGCGTCGTGTGTAGAAACACGGCAAACGGTGACCGCGGATTCTGGCTTATCCAGGCTGGCGTCTATCGGCAGGCGGGTGGAGCCGCCACGTTCATTGTCGGCTCCTCGACGCAGCTCGCTCAGAAGGCCGTCCCCGCATGGGATGCAATCATCGCAGTCAGCGGAAACAACGCCGTCGTGACGGTTACAGGCGCAGTCGGAAGCACGATTAACTGGGCAGTAACGTGCGATTACCAAGCCGTTATCGGGAACGCGTAAGCCATGCCGTCGTTCATCGAAACGGTCGAAACGGCAACTGGTCAAACGACCTACGTCAACGGTGTTGCGCGTCTTACGCTCGACACGAGCGGCGTGACGGTGACCGGCACATTCACCGGCGGCGGTGGTGGCGGCGGCTATCCGTCTGGCGTGCGCCAGGTTGTAATGGCGCAAACCGGAACTCAAGCGTCCGGGTCTACACAGTTTCCTTTTGACAACACCATTCCTCAGAACACCGAAGGATGGGAAGTCCTGACGTGCTCAATCACGCCGCAATCGGCGACGAGCACGCTGTACGTTACGGGGATTGTCAATATGTCCTCGTCGGCGTCGAGTCAGAACTCCGTAGCGATGGCCATCTTTAGGGATTCTATCGCCAACGCTCTCGGAGCCAGCTTCGTCATCAACCCCATTCAATACGCTCTTGTCCTTGTGACGGCTCAGGTGAAGGTCACCAGCGGCTCTACCGCAGCCACAACCTTCAAAATGCGAATCGGCAGCAATTCTGGTTCCAGCCCCGCGACGACTTACACGAACGGCCAGCAGGCGGTCGGACAGCTCTTTGGTGGAGTTGCTGCGACCGCGCTCACGGTGATGGAGGTCGGCGCATGATTCGCCTTTTAAGGCCTGAGCATGTTGACGGAGTCACGCTCCACGCAGAGGTCGACGCACTCGATTTCGGCCCGTATCGCATTGAGTGGCACACCGACGAGCTTGTGTTCGTTTTCGACCGCGAACTGTCTAGCCGAGAGCTGTCATCGCTTGCGGATGTCGTGAATGACCATGACGGCTCTGAGGCGCTCGCCGCTCGCGAGCTCGAGACGCAGCGCATCGCGAGCATTCACGAGAGCAACGCCGCGCTCGTAGCCTCGGCCAGAGCCAAGCGCCTCGCAGGTGAAGACCTGACCGCGCCAGAGCTTGCGGCGATGGTCGACTTGATGCTGTTCCGAGGATGACAAATGCCATCATTCATCGAACGGGTTGAGACTGCATCGGGCGAGACCACTTACGTCAACGGCGTTGCGAGGCTCACGGTAAGTTCAACCGGAGTCGCGCTGACTGGCACCGTAACAGGCGCAGGTGGCGCATTTTCGCTCGTCGAGACGAAGACGCTTAGTGCGGCTGGCACCGTGCAAACCTTCTCCGGTTTGAACGGCGACACCGATAAGCAGTACATTCTCGAAGGCGACATCACGGTTTCTTCCGGGTCTCTCATTGAGATTTACCCCAACGGAAACACCGGAAACGTGATGACGACGGCCTACATCACGAACTCATCGGGCGTCACTTCGCCCGCGGGTGGCAGCACGACGAAGCTTCAGATGCCGGCAGGTTCCTCGGTGTCGAGCGGCGAGCGTTTGCAATTTACGATTCGCATCCTGGCCGACTCGCGTGGCGGCACGTTTGCGGCTCTGTTCAGCACGAACTGCATTAACGACGCGACGGGTGGAGGCGGCGCGATTCGTCAGCAGCTACTCTCCTCGGCGTTTACGTCGAGGGCAGCTATCACATCGATTGGTGTTGGCTCTACGGCTGGCACCATGACTGGCAGGCTTTCGTTGTTCAAGATTACTCCGTGACGCCATGGCCACGAACCAAGAGCTGAAGGAACTCCTCGACGAGCGTTTTGCGGCTCACGAGGCGCGCAGCCGGATTACGCTGCATGAGGTCAAGGCCGAGATCGTCGGCCAGCTTCACGCGCACGACAGGCGCATCGCCTCGCTCGAGCAGTTCGAAACGCGGCATCGAGGCTGGCGCTCATGGGCTCTCGGTATCATCGGCGCTCTCATTGTCGCCGCTGTTCAGTTTGTCATTGTAAGAAAGTAACACCATGCCTCTCATTCTCGACAATCCGCAGGTGGTCTCGCTTGGCGAGGTCAAGATCGTCAACTTCTCCGTCGTCGTCGAGCCTGAGCTGTCGGTGGCGATCGGATACGTCATCGGAGACCCGAGCGAGTTCGCCCCCGTGCAGCATGGCGCTGCGACGTTTGGGCCTGCCGAAATCGCACAGGTTGACCCGAGCGGCAGCACGGTCGAGGCAATGAAAGAGGCGCTGTATCAGCTCCTCGAGCTTCGCCTCGGCCCGGGGACGATTGAATGACCTCCGACCAAGTCGCATCGGCGCTGACTGGGGCGGCACTCGGCCCCGCTCTCGGCGCTGGCCTCGTCCTCGCGGCGTGGCTCGTGTCGAGCATCCGTGACGGCGTCCCCATTCGCCAGCAGCTAATGCACGCTGCCGTCACGTTGCGCCCGGTGCTTGTTGGAGGCGTCGGTGCCGCCGGCATCGCGCTCTTAGCGGGGCAGCCGTGGCAGCTCGCACTCGCTGCCGGCATCTCGGCCGCTTTGACGGCCGCAGGCTTCCGCGCTCCCAGGCCATGATCCGATGTGTCCTCGTCCTGTGCCTCGGCCTGGCAGGCTGTCAGTGGCTGCCGGCTGTCGCTGCCGGTGCGTCGTGGCTCGGCGCTGCGCTCGACGTGGCCAGGGCTGGCGCTGACGCTTACTTTGCGCGGCACCCGCACCTGACGCAGGCCGACCGCGTGGATGGGGCCATCCTGCGCGCCAGGAGGGCCGCTCTTGCGCTCCAGGGCGCAATCGCGGCGCATGACCAGGGCCAGGCGGCAAAGGCCCGTGGCGAGGCGCTAGACGCGTACCGCGAGCTCGTGGCGCTCCTCGACGAGGTCGGCGTCCTCGAGGGTCGCGCCATTGGCGGCGCCGAGGCCGATGCGCCGCCCGTTGCGCCTCTCGAGCTCCCGTCCGTCGACGAGGTGGCGGCGAGGTTGCCGTGAGCGCCTACCGTACGCCGCTCGACTCGGTTGCGCTCCACCCATCCGGGTGGCTCTACCTGCCGTCAGGAGCGCACATCACCTGCGCCCCGTTGGTGGCCACCGGCTCGTCGCTCTGGGCTCGCCTGTCGCCCGTGTCGGCGCAGCAATGGGCCTCGTCCCAGGGCCTGCGCCTGCCGACGCCGCAGGAGCTCGACGCGCTGCACGAACGGGCGCGGTACATCGCTCCGGTCACGTTGCCGTCGCCTGACATGCTCCGTGCGGCCGGCGTCGACGCTCGAGATGTCGGCGCTGTCAATCGGTACCGCGACGCGAACATGGCCTCACAGGCATGGTGCTCGACCCATGACGAGGAGGTGGCCGACCGCCTGGCGCAGGCGCACTGGGTGAGTGAGCCCGTAAGCAACATCGGCAAGCATTGGGTCAACGGCGGCGGAATCTACGGATGGTGGAAGGCTGACGGGTCGAAGATTCAGGGCCTGTCCTACGCGCACCGCGGGAGCGAGCACGTCGACTACGCGACGACGACGCATGTTGTGAGGGTAAGCGAGACGACGATGCCTAAGCGAACGAAGCAGGGCGAGCGTGGCGACGAGGTGAGGGCGTGGCAGAAGCACTTGAAAGATGCTGGCTACGACCCCGGAACCATTGACGGAATCCACGGCTACAAGACCGAGGCGGCGAGCGTAGCTTTCGAGCGCGCGACTGCCCCGAGGCCAGCCGAAATCGCAATGATTCCGGCAAAGAACTACACGGTGGCCGATCGCAAACGCATCGACTGGATTGTGCTGCACTCGACGGAGAACCCGATTCGACGCGGCACCGCTCGCAATGTCGCGATGTGGTTCGGTGGACCGAAAGCCCCGAGAGCTAGCGCGCACTATGTCGTCGGTCCCGACGAGACGATCCAATGCGTGCGCGATGAGCACGTTGCGTGGGCTGCGCCTGGCGCGAACCGTCAGGGACTTCAGATCGAGATGGTCGGTCAGGCCGCGAAGACTGACTGGTTACGCGAGGGCGACGATGAGACGGCGGGCGCTGTCGTCATGGCGAGCACGGCCAAGCTCGTGGCGCAGCTATGCCGACGATGGGGCATCCCTGTCGTGCGCCTGGGCGCTGACCGGCTGCGCGTGGGCGAGCGTGGAATCACCACGCATGCCGCAGTTGGCGAGGCATTCAAGTTGTCCGACCATATCGACCCTGGCTTGCAGAATGACAAGCGATGGCCGTGGGAAGCGTTTCTTGCGCTCGTTAGGGACGAAGCGAGGAAATTAGGCGGCTGAACGACTTGCTGCGAACATTTCCTTCGCATGTAAGCGGCTCGAGGCCAGCGTGGACGGACAGGGCTGATGCGAGGTGGCATCGATTGCTGCCGGTCGCGATAGCCCTCGGCCAGCACCTGCCAGAGGCCCAGGCCGAGATGAGGCGCGCTGGTCCCCCGTCAGCGCCGCAGATGCCTCGATGGTAGGCGAGCAGCTGGTATGCGGCCTCTACGTTGCGCCGTGGCTCTCGGAGCTGCGCGAGTGTGACACCGCGCCACGACGGGTCGACCGTAGGAAGCCAGCGCATGGTGCCTCGGTGCACCTGCATGGGGCCTACGACGGCGCACACGGTCTTCTGACCATCGATGGCGCAGTCGCCGTCACGGACGTGCGGCTGGTGTCGCGACTCTCCGTATCCGATCGCGGCAAGAATAAGCGGGTCGGCCTCTGCCGAAACGATGACCCCTCGCTTGCCGACCTCGACGTAGTGAGTAGCCATCTCGCGCATACCGGCCAGGTAGGCAACGTGACGCGGCGAGCCGTCCTCGACGGCAGGCATTTCGACGCGGGCGAGGAGCAAGAGCAGGGCGTACAGGATTTCTGCGGTCATACAACTCCGAGCAACCAAAGGACCAAAAGGCACACAAGAAACACAAGGAATGCAGCGTTGCGGTCGCTGTCTACTTCCGCGCGCTTGGCGCGGCATATGTCGCAGTCACAAGTCATAGCAGCACCTCGCGGCGCTCGCGTAGCTATGCCAGTTCGCGTTATGCGTCATGTTCAGTTGCTGACACGTTGCGTCGCGCCCCCAATAGCCAAGGGTCATGCGAGGCCCGTCGTCGGTCATGACCCACTCCTCGGCGTATCCCATGAGCCGAGCGCCTACCGGAGAGACGCACTCGCGCCATTCGTAAGGGTCTGCATGATAGTCGAGGCGCGCGAGCTCGTCGGCGTCACGCACCATGACGAGGTGCCAGTTCGGCGCCGTCCACGGCACTCGAGGTGGGCAGGCATCTCGAGGAGTTCCGCGACAGGCCGCGGCCCATTCCGAGGCCGTGCAGAGGCGCTTTCCGCGCTCGTCGCACAGCGCCTCAGCGTCCCAGGTGCGGTCCATGCTGAGGTACAGCTCGCGCACGCCGGAAACGCCGAGGAGAGGCCATTCCGGGTCGGCCTCGTCCTCGGCTATAGGCAGCGCGTCGATGCACGTCCACGCCGCGATCCTGGCCATGTCGCGAGGGCATGGCCAGAGCAGGCCTAGTACCAGAGCGGCGAAGGTCGGCGGCATGGTGGGTCGGCGTCGCTTTCGCTGGCGAGTTTGTCGGCTCGCGCGTCGATAGCCTCGGCGGTGGCTAGGTCGTAGACGCCCACCACGCGCCACCCGCCACGGACCCGCATGTAGGCTTCCCAGCCGCCATCATCGTCGACGCAAACGACGACGTG